ATAAGCAACGTTTAGGACTTATAGAAAAGTGGCAAGATACAGAGAAGTATTGGGAAGGCGAATTCGAATATGACGACGAAGACGACCCAGCACCAAACACAAATATTACTAATAGTTCTGTAGAAGGTAAAACAGCATTACTATGTGACCAAACTATAGCTATACAAGTAGACCCAAGAGAACCAGGAGATAGACCATTTTGTGACATGGCAAGGACTCTAGCAGACTTTATAAAAGAACGTAACAAAATGTATAGAAAGATAGAAGTTCACGAACGTAGAAGAGAGCTATTTGGTACAGGTATATTTAGAGTATTATGGAACTTCGATAAATTAGATGGTAAGGGTTTGCCAGACATTGAGCCAATACACCCTAATTTACTATTTATAGATCCAGCTATTACAGATGTTTACGATATACAAGACGCACAATACATAATAGAAGCAAAAAGTAAATCCATTTATTCTGCTTTTGTAGAATATGGAGAAGAAAAAGCAGACGCAATTATACCTAATTTAGACCCTGTACAAAACATAATACAATACAACGAAGAAGACCAATATGTACATCTTATGGTATGGACTAGATATAAAGAAGATGGCAAGTTAAAACTAAGATTAGTTGAAATGTCAGGAGACGGAGTTATATTAAAAGATACCAAAGAAGAGGTAGAGAAATATAACAAGAAAAGAGAAGAAGAAGACGAAGCGGAATGGTTTAATTCTAAGAATAAAGATAAAAAAGAAAAGAAAGAAACAGAAAAGCTAGAGTTATTCCCAAATGCTACATATCCTTACTTCTTAACTCCTGATATGCACAGAGAAAATACAGTATGGGGCAAGGCTAGTGCTGAACTTATCTTACCTATATCAGACCAAATAGATGAAATAGATGACAGTACTTTAAGAAATGCAAGACTTACAGGTAATCCTATGGGAATTGTAGGTACAAGTTCTGGAATAGACCCTGAAAGAGTTACAAATACAGCAGGACAAATGCTTACAACAAACGACATGAACGGATTCAAATGGTTAAATCCTCCTACTATACCACAGTATATTCTAAATAGAAGAACAGAACTTATGAATAATGATAGACAAGTAGTTACTAGATTTACAGACCAAATGATTGGTAAACAACAAAGTGGTGTAGATACAGCAACAGAAAGCTTAGCATTACAAAACAGTGGTAACTCTATGATAGAGCATAAGAAAGGATTATTACAAGAGACATTAAGTGAAGTATTTGAATATGCTTTAGAATTAGCTTTACTTAATTGGAATACAACAATGCTATTTAGAATTACAGGAGATAATGGTCAAGATGATTTTGAAGAGTTTAATCCAGATCAATTGAACCACGTACCAGTTATGATAGAAGCAGACACCGATTATAGAAAAAGATATGAGGAAGAATGGAAAAAGAGAAATAAAGGTAAAGACATAAGTGAACTAGACCCAGACGAATATAAGTATATGCAAGTAGACAATGAAACAAGAAAGATAATGTATGACTTAACTGTATCTGTAGGAGCAGGATTACCAAATAACAGAGCTTACAGATATGCAATTGTTAGACAGATGTATGCAGATAAAGCATTGACTAAACGTGAATATAGAAATTATATGATTAAAAACTTAGGTATGAATATTCCTGAAATACCAGAAACAGACACGGAGCAACAAGAACTGGGTATATATGATGAAGAAAAGCTACAACAAATACAGCAACAACAGATAGAACAACAAAATGCTCAAACTGGAATAAATAATCAAAGTGCAAATATAGAAGGATTAACAGCAAATGGTAATCCAGCACCAAGTCAATTAAGAGAGGGGGTAGTATAGATGATTATAGAAAATAAAGAATATGAAATAAGAAGTTCTACAAAATGTGACTGTGGACATGAGTTTGAAGCAAGAGAAATGGAAGAACTAAAAAGAATAAATCAAGATGGATTTTATGGAAACATAGTAAAACATTATGGCCATGCAACTTGTCCTAATTGTGGAAAGAAATATATCTTGCTAATGAAGCAACAAGGACAGACTTATAAAGTAATTGATACCGCTTCTGGAAAAGTATCGCAAACAACCGTGAGCAAACCTACAGCAAACGTAGAAGCAAAAACAAACAATAGTAATGAATTTATATGTCCTACATGCGGAAAAGTGTGTAAAAGTCAAATAGGACTTAACTCACATCTTAAAACACATAATAATTAGTTATTAAATTTTTAAATATATAGAGCAGACAAGCTGGCTAAAAATCAAAAATAAATAAGAGGAGTAAACCTGGCGAAAAATCTTAGAGGATAAAACCTGGCTAAAAATAGAAAGGAGAGCAATATGGAAGGAGAATTACAAGAGGGAATTGAACTAGAAACAGTCAATTCAAATAATGAAGGGGTTATTGATGATGTAGATAATACACAAGTAGATAACCAAAATCAAAATGCTGCTGTTGATGAGGATAAAACAGCTAGCTTACAAAGAGGTTTAAATAAGGAAAGAGCCTTAAGAAAAGCAGCCGACAAGAAAAATAAAGAGTTAGAGGCTAGACTTGAAGCTTTAGAGAAAGCTAACAAAGAGCCTGAAAAGAGTACTTATGAAACTCTAATTGAAGGTGGAATTGATGAAGAAGTTGCAAAATCTGTTTCAAAAGCTATTGATAGTAAAAAAACAGATACAAGTAAGCTTGAAAAAGAAATAGCAGATTTAAAATTTGACAATTCTTTAAAAGCTTTATCTAAAGAAGAAGGCTATGAAGATATTGAAGACTATGCTGATGAGATTAAAGACCTAGTCGACAAGGGATTAACTATCGAGCAAAGCTATCACGCAGTTGCTTATGATAAACCTCAATCACAAAATACAAAATCTGAAATGCAAAGGAAGTTAGAAGCAAAAATGCAAAACAACAATGCTAGACGAGAGATATTACAAAATGCAAACAATAATTCTGGTGCAACTAATAATTCTAAAAAAGTAAGCCTTACTTCACAAGAAAAAGCAGCCGCAGCAGCTGCTGGTATGACACCAGAAGATTATGCAGCATTGAGAGACATGGAAGATATAAATCAATACAATAGCTATAAGAATAGGAAAAAATAACTAATGTTCTTTATTATTTGAAGCACAAAGAAATTCAAATAATAAGGAGAGATGAAAAATGCCAGATATTATGACAAGAAATGACTTTGGTGCTTTACTTACACCAATTCATAAAAAAATATTCTTTGACTCATATAATGAGGTAGAAAGAAAATATCCATTATTCTTTAAAATGGATACAATGAACAAAAAAGACCAAACATACCCACACTTAGGAGCATTTGGTCTATGGTCTCAAAACCAAGAAGGAAATAGCTTCAATGAAAGTGATTTCGAGCAAGGAGAAATCGCAAGCTTCGAAGCTAAACGTTTTGATAATTCTTATAGAGTAACATGGGAATTAATGCAAGACGACCAATATGGAGTAATGAGAGGTATTGGTAAAGGTGGTTCTGCTAAAGGACTTGGAAGAAGTTTAAGAGCAACAGAGGAAACAAGTGCAGCTAATGTAATAAAAAACGGATTTACTAACGTTGGTTATGATGGTAAACCATTATTCTCAGATAGCCACCCACTAATTTCAAGCTCAACTAAAGTTAGTAACGTACTTAACTTACCATTAACAGACGAGAACTTAAAGAAAGCTTTAACTATGTTAAGTACACAAGTTGATGAAGCTGGTGTATTTATTGCAGCTTCTGCTAAACAAATTGTAGTATGTCCTGAATTAGAGTTCCAAGCTAAAGCAATTGTAAATTCTATTTTACAAAGTGGAACTGACTATAACGATGTAAACACACTTCCAAACTTAAAAATTGTTGTTGACCCTTACTTATCAGACCCAACAGGATTAACAAAGATATGGTTTGTTCAAGATACAACAATTGATAACCTATTATTCCTAAGAAGAGAAGCTCCAATATTCGACTCTGAGAGATTAGAAGGAAAAATGGATTATAGAATGTTTGGATACACAAGATACGACGTAGGTTACTGTGATTGGAGAGGACTTG